CCGGACCAGTCGCCGGCGTCTGCCAGGGCCACGACCTGGGCGTCGGCACGCAGGGCGTCCGCGTCGGCGGGGCTCAGAGGGGTGGTGACGATCAGTCCGCGAGCCAGGTACTGGAGCGAGTCCACTTGCGACCTCCTCATGGGATCAGGCAATACTGGACGGTGTAGGTCCACGCGCCAGCGCCAGAATGCGACATCGCAATCAAGCTCTGATCCGCCAGAGCGCGTGAAACCGCCATAGCTACGCCAGGCCCTGCCGTTGCTGCAACAGCGGTCACCCCGGGGTAGACTTCAAAGAGGTAGGACCCCGTTGTGGTGATGACGTTGGGAGCGTTCAGGACCACAACCCCGAAACCGCTGGTGATCGAGTAGATTTGCATGCTAACTGTCTGTCCACCGCCGGGGGCAACAGACACGTTGACAGCTACCTGAATCCCCCGCCCGTAAGGGGTCTCCAGTGTGGCGGAAACGTAGTTTGTCGTGGCCAGCGTGCGGGTGGTTAACTGAACGGGAAACTTTACGGGCAGGTTTCGCGTGTTCAGTCGCCCGTTCCGATCCAGCCAGAACTGGACATACAGGTCATCCGTGCTAACTGCTGTCGGCGTGGCGGACGACGCGCGGCCCGCCACGCCGAACCAGCCACCGGCAGCAATGCCCCCGGTCGGCGAAACATCGCCAGTGACCGGCAGTGGGCTCAGCGCCGAACTGCCGTCGCTGAGGCGGACGAAGACGGGAGTGCCAACGGGGGCATCGATCGTCAGAGATCCGCCCGAGTCCGTGACCGGAAACGTCCCACCAGTCCCCGTCACAGTGGCCGTGTTGCCCACGTTCACGTCGAGCCGGCCCGACACAAGAGACGACGGCAGACGGTCCGTGATCGCTTTCCAGATTGCACTCAGCCAGCCCATCAGATAGGAGCCGCCGGCCGGCATCGAGGCGCCAGTGATCGAGACGCCCTCCCTGGCCAGCGTGGCTACCGTCGTCTCGGTGGCGGCCCCGGTCGGCAGAGGCACGGACGCCAGCGACACGGGCACCGCGCTGGCCCGCAGTTCGGCGTCGGTGAGCCCGGAGGTCGCTGTGGATTCGGGGAGCACGTCGAGTGGCATCAGTTGGACTCCACTGCGCAGACCTGGATTGTCAGCCCCGACGATGCGGCATGGCCGTAGAGGGTGTCACCCGCCGCAAGCTGGGTCACCCAGCCGGACTCCTTGACCAGGCCGTGGGCCGGCACAGGAAAGTCCGAGTACAGCCGCGTGCCGGCTGAGTCGGTCCCGACGCTGAGCCGGAACGTGATCTCTCCGCTGGTGGTGTTGACCACGCGGAGTTCCCGTACTGTTGCCGAGGTCACCGCTGGCACGGTGTAGAGCAGAGTCGTCGAGGTGGCCATTACTACCGGCCCGACGATGCGTTCTTGCGTGTCGGCCATCAATCAATCCCCCACCTGAGAGAGTGCGTTACTGCGCTGGACTGCTGGTAGCCGCTGCCCGTACCCGTCAGGATCGAGCCATCGGGCGGTGTCGTGGTGAGTCCGGTGCCGCCGTTGGCCGGGACCAGGGTGCCGCCCAACGTCAACGTCCCTGCTCCGCTGGTGATCGGCCCGCCAGAGATTGTGAGCCCCGTCGTCCCGCCCGACCCGGCGATCGAGGTGGGGCCGTTGTAGCTCCCACCCATGTACAGGCCGCCGGTGAAGTTGAGGCCAACCGTGGAGTTATTGGCCCCCCGAACTCCGTTGATCGAAAAGAACACGTCGTCGGTGAAGTTGGCGTGTGCCGTTACATCCAGCACCACCGTTACCGAGTCGGCCGGATCTGACGGGCTGGGAGTCACCGACAGAGTCATCACGCCCACGTCGCCGGTGAACGCCATGAGCCCGCCGATCGCCTCGGCGGTCCAGACCATGTTCCAGGAACCAGTGGACGAGGTCCGTTGGCTCTCGAAGGAGGTGCGGAAGTTGGTGCTCCGCACATCGTTCGAGCCGATCGAGGTGTAGACGATGTCCTCGTGCCGAACCGAGTCCGCGAACGTCTTGTCCCCTCCGAAGGTCTGCGAGCCGTAGCTCACCACCCCAGCCTGGCTGACCGTGGCATCCGCCCACGACACCTTGGCCCGGCCGGCACCCGGCTGAGTGACCACCCCGCCCTGGGCCTGGTCGATCTCCAGGGAGGTGATCGAGGTGTAACTGGGCGAGAGGTCCGACTCCTTGACCGTGAGACCGGTGCCTCCGGAGGCACCGTCACTCCCACCCAGTAGCAGGACGCACGCCTGGGTGCCCGTCGAGCCAGACTCCCGCCACAGGATGCGGGCCGGTCCGCTGGCCGCCGAGGTCAGCTTCGTCGCGTCCCCAGCCGTGGGTGCGGCGTACCCGTGTCCGGTGTCAGTCACGTCCACCTGGGCGATCGCCAGCCCGGCGATCGCCGCCCGGCCCACGGCACCGTCGCCGAGGGGTTCGAGGAGAATCACGAACGGGTCGGCGGCGTCGGTAGGTTCGCCGCCCGAGAGGACCGGCCGAGAGAGCCAGGCCGGCGGGCTGTCAGTCGGGTCGGTGGGGAGGTCGTCGATCGAGAGACAGTAGCCGTGGCTGGCAGCGCTGCCGGTGGCGTTCTGGACGAGCACGACGGTTGTGGCCTGGACGCTGTCACCCAGGGCGCCGGGTCCTGCCCGGCCCCCCCGCTGGGCAGTGTCGCGGCGCAGCAGCTCGAGCATCCGGTTCCACGCGGTCGCGCGGATCTGGAGCTGGTCGCCGGGCAGCACAGGGGACAGCGGATCAAACGGCATGGCTCAGATCCCCAGTTGAGTGAAGTCGGCCAGGTCGTACACTTCCTCGACGTAGGCCGCTTTCGGCCTGCTGATCACGGAGGACGTGCCGATGGCGTCCTCGTACGCCACCCAGAGGTACTCCCACCCCTTCTTCTCCGGGACCTCGATCTCATCGTTGATGTAGATGTTGACCCGGTTCTTGCTGCGAGCGAACCGGAACGTCAGCCGGGGGAAGTCACCGGTGCTGCCCTGGCCCTGGCCGCCCAGGAACAGCACCTCGCCGCGAGCAAACCCGAAGAACTCAGCGTCGTTGACGGTGCCGGTCAGGTCGGACACCTTCTTGAGGTACTCCGGGGTGAGGAAGAAGTAGCTTCTGGTGATCGAGAACTCCAGCTTCGGGACGGTTACGTCCGTACCCTGGACGCCGTCCTTGCTGACGCCGATTGCCCCCTCCATGTCATCGGCCGCACCTCCCCCTCTCTTGATCTTCTGGGTGGTGTGCTTTGACTGCGTGACATGCTGTGTCTGGCCGGTCGTGTCGAAAGACCAGTCGATCCCGAGCGGGTCGGTAGGAGTCGGGGCGCCAGGAACCTCGGGCACCTCGGGAGTGCCGTAGGTCACCGTCGCGAACCACACCGGCCCACCCTGGGGGGCCACCACGATCTTCTGTCGCTGGAGCCTGGCGATCCCGGCCACGGGGCCATAGTAGGCCGGGGTGTTCGCGCGAACGTACGCGAAGACGTCGTCCTCGTCCATGCTGCCCAGGACGACGAACTCCAGCGTCAGCCCGCCGGTCCGTAACTGGACTTCGAGGGTGCGCGACCGGTTCAGCTCTCGCATCACAATGGCCATGATCTCACCCGAAGATGGGCCCCTTGAGCTTCTTGATTGCGGCCTCGATCTTGTCCAGTTTGTCGTTGGCCGTTTCAGCCAACGTAACCTGCCGCTGGGCCACTGAGTCGCCGGCACCGAGGAGCCCGGCAAAATTGGCGGCCTGGAATGCGCCCCGAGCTGACCGCGCGGCCTTGAGGGCCGCCTCCTGCTTCTTGGCTACATGGTCCATCAGCTCGGCCATCTTCTCCGGCTTGGCCGCCTCTTCCTCTGCGGCCTTGAAAGCCCTGGCTGCTTCAGCCGCCCGGACCGCCTCGTCCAGCCCGGCCTTTGCCCCTTCCACGGCATCCTTGCGGACCTCGGCCATTGCTTCCTTCGCGACCTTGCGGGCGTCTTTCGCCTCGGCGAGGGCGTCGTCTCTGGCCTTCTTTGCTGCCTCGTCCGCCGCTGCCACGGCGTCGGGAACGTCGGAGGGCTTCTCGTCGCCACGGCGAAGACGCAGGAGTTTCTCCACCAGCGTCTTCGAGCCGATTGTCTGGGCCAGAGCGATGGCGTTCACCAGGACCCTGTCCAGCATCCCGGTGAACACGGCCTTCATGCCTTCCACAATCTTGTCCCAGAACTTGGCGATCAACGTCGCGGCCTGGATGAACGGGCCGGCCAGGAAGAAGGCGGCCCCAATGAAGTATTCCTTGAAGTCACCAACGACAGAAGTGATGGCGTCGAAGGCTTTCGTCGCGATGGCGCTGATCGCCTCGAACGCCATGACGGCGGGAGCCACCAGAGCCTGCCAGGTCGCCTCAAAGAACGGGCCCAGCTCGTTCCAGATCTGCTTCCATTCCTCCAGTTCTTCGGCGATCAGTCCGAGGGCCACCCGGAACGGAGCCGTGAACCCGTCCATGATCTCGGCCGACCTGGTGGCTGCCGACTGCCAGGCATCCACGACGTAGTCGCGGGCCCCGTCCCAGATCGGGGCGAGCGAGGCAACGGCCTGGCGGAAGGCCACGTTCAGGGCTGCCAGGGCAATGTTCGCTGCCCCGGCCAGGTCGCCGGCCTTGATGGCTGCGGAGATGCCACCCCATGCTTGCACGGCCGCGTCCTTGACAGTGGCGAAGGCGGACTTCGCCTCGTCTTGGACCGCATCGAAGGCTGACCGCGCGGCCCCGCCGAGGGCACCCATCGCCGCCTTGCCCCTGTCCGTCTGGGTGACGAACAGGTAGCCGAGGGTCCCGAGGACGGCAGCGGCTGCACCGAGGGGAGTGAACAGAGCGCCAACCGCCGCTGTTGCCACGCTGAACGCAGCCGACAGCAGGCCACCGGTTGCGGCGCCAGCGGTGCCCAGGACGGTCACAGCGGTCACAGCTCCCTGGACAGCCAGCCCGAACGCGGCCAGGGCGGTCCCGGCCACAACGGCCCCGGCCGCCGCAGCTGCCACGCCGAGAATCAGCCCCTGGTTGTCCTTGATAAACCGTCGCACTCCGCGAGCAGCGCCAAGGATGTGAGCGGCCACGTCGTCGATCGTGTCCGCCTGGGGAAGGATGGCTCGGCCCACCTCGAGGAACGCGGCCTTGACCGTGGTTGCAACTTTGGTCCAGGCTCGGCTGATCTGCGCGGCCTGGTCCGCCTGGTCACTGGTGACAACGGCGCCGGCGTCGGCCGCCTCCTGCATGCGGGTCCGGATCCCGTCGGCCCCTCCACCGAGCAATCGCAACGCCTTCTGCCCCTGGCCACCCAGGAGCTTCATGGCGAACTCGGTCTTGTCGCTGGCGAGGGCCACCTTTGACAGCGCCTCGCCGACTGCGCCGAGCCGGTCCGGTAGCGGCATCTTGACCAGTTCGGCCGCGTTCAGCCCCAGTCGGCGGAACCCCTCCGCGGCCTCATCCTTGCCGTCCATCGCCTGGCTGAGCTTCTGGTCGAGCGTCTTGGCGATGTCGGCGAACTCTTCCATCTTGAGCCCGGAGGACTCGAAGGCAAACGCCAGGGCGGACACCGACTCGACCGTGGTGCCGAGCTGGCGGGCCAGGTTGTCGAGGGTCGTTCCCTGCTCGACCGCCGCGGCGAAGAGCCCTGTGATCGGGGCGAGCACCGCAGCCCCGCCGGCGGCCAGCCCCGCCCCAACCTTGGCCACCATCGCGCCGAACGACTGCAGCTTGGCCGCGGCCTTCGTGAGGGCCTGCCCTAGACCGGCGTCACGGGCCAGGATCTCAACGAACGCCTGGCCGGCCCGGATTGCTCCGCCGCCTCCTCCCTTGCCGACCGCCATGAGTGGCTCACTTTCCGAAACAGGTGTCGAGCAGAGCCCAGGCCGCGGCGTCTTCAAGTGCTGAGACCGGACCGCCTGCCGCCGGCCGGGCCTTGCCACGGAACGGATTCAGGGAAGCCGGGGCGATCTTCTCGCCCGCCATCACCATGGAGAGCCAGGACTGGAGTGCTGCTACCCGGTCCCACTCCTCCCGCCGGCGGCCCCTCGCCGCCCAGTCGAGTTGACGCAGCGTCAGCGGTCGGGGATCCACGCCAACTACGCCGGCGAGTTCCCAGCAGGCCTGTTCGAGGTGGAAGTCATCGCCTCGATGATCGTCTGATCCATCCGCTCCAGGGTCTGGGTCAGGTTCTCCCGGATCGCCCGACCCACTCTCGATCGCGGGAAAAAATCCGCGATCGCCCCGAGAAGAGCCTCGGTGGCTGCCTCGAGCGCCGGCCCGTCGAAGCCGCGGGCAAAGGTCTCGGGGTCCACCTGGTGCTCGCGGTCGCGGGCCTGCTCGTACAGCAGCGCCCAGAACACCTTGACCAGAGTCTCCGGGTTGGAGAAGAGCAGCTCGGCCACCGCCCCTTCGCTTCGCAGGGCAGCCCCGAGGTCCACCCCGGCCACTTCCCGCACCTCGGCCAGCGAGCCCACGGTAAGCCGGAAAGTCCACTCGCGACCCTTGCAGTCCTTGAACGATGGCACCGAATCACCCCCTGATGAGTCCCTTGAATTGTTGGATCGCCTTCGGCAGCTCGGCGTCGAAGGCCGGCTTCATGTAGGGTCTGGGCCTGAACGCACAGGTGACCGCCTTGCCGCCCGGACCGAGCGGCAGTCGGACAGTGCCGCCCTCTTCAAGAACGCGAGCCCCGTCCCCGGACTTGCCCATCTGCGTCGGTCCAATGACCACGCTCCTCCGCTCGGGATCGAAGGAGAACAGGATCCCCTTCTTGAGCGTCCCCCGGTGGGAGTAGGGCGGACTCCCCGCCGGGCTGATCCCCTTCTTCGTGCGGATCGAGGTCCTCGACCTGGTCCGCACGAACGCCCCGAACCTGGACAGGGCCGCCCTGGTCGCCTTGTCGGTGGCATCCAGGACGGACTTGCGATCGAAGAACAGCCTCTTGACCTGGGCCAGGTTGGAGCCCATCACGCCCCCGTGATGGTGGTCAGGACCGGGGCGCCAGCGGAGACGACGGCGTAGGCGGCGAAGTTGTTCGAGGCGGCTGGCTTCAGCGTGAAGTCCAGGTAGGGCGTGTTCGCCATCGCCTGGTCTTCATTGCCCGAGAAGACGTTGAACTCGCAGCGGTAACCACGCACCCCGTTGGAGTCCTTGGCCCCGTTGAGGATCAGACAGTCGAGCGGAGTGTCGGAGTGCAGCGCCGCCCAGATTGCCAGGAACCCGGCGTCGGTGTCGGACACCTTCGCCTTGCCGGTGATCTCCAGCCCCATCATGGTCTTGCTCTGCTGCTTGACCCGGCTGGCCCGGCTGCTGGCGTCGGCCTCGTCCCAGGCCGCGTTCACCGCCAGGTCGCTGATGCACGTCACCTCGGTCCAGGTCGGGGAACCGTAGGTGTTGGTGTTGCGGTACAGCTTGCTCGTGACTCCCAGCTTCGGCATGATCACATCCCCCTGTTATCCGTCATTGGCCCGGAACGTGAACGTCGCGAGCGCGAGAAATAGCTTCCTCTGAGTCAGCTCCTCGATGTCGTACACCGGATCGACCGCGGACTCCTGGCACCAGTAGCCGGGAACGGGCTGGCCCCGGGGGTCGTCGAGCAGGTCGAGGACGAAGTCCTGGACGAAGGCTACCCGCTCGTCCACCCAGGACTTCGGAACAACCCCGGCGTCGGCGTAGCGCTCGACCACCAGGACCTGCACTCGTTCGTCGTGGATGTCACCAGCCCGGGTGCCCAGTTCGACCCAGGCCGTGCCGGCTGGGAAGACGTACACCTTCCGGCCGGTCAGGGCTGAGGCGTCGAGGTCCACCTCGTACACCCGACTGACCGCGTCCGGGTCGGTCGGGGGCCAGGCCACCGAGATCGCGGTGACGCAGGCGTCACAGACATCGAGCACCCTGGCGGGCACGCTCACCCCACCTTCTTCGTGTGGACCCGGAGCGTCTGCCGCCCCGCGTCGGAGTACCGCCAGGCCGGCTCGTTCCCCGGTGCGATCACCTCGAACGTGAGCGTGGTGCCGGCGATGATCTCGGTGATCCGGTCGCCCCGCTGGGGGGTGACGACGGAGCCTCCGAGGATCAGGTCGGCGGCCGGGAAGAGGTAGTCGCGGTCGCCCCAGATGACCGCTGCCCCGCCCTGGCCGCCAGCCTGCGCGAACGCCGTCCTCCCCACCCAGCCCGTGAGGGTGACCGACTGCGCCCCGCGTGTGTAGGTGAGGCTCACGCCAGCTGCCCCTTGAAGGGAGTTGTTGAGCCACCGCTGGCCACGCGAGAGCAGAGACATGATCGCCTCCGTTCACCTGGGTGAGGGGCCGTCACAAGAGACGTCACGGGGTGGCGTCGGACTGTACCCGGATCTGCAACGCGACGGCCGAACCGGCTGCGTTGGTCAGGTACAGATTGGCCACGTCCACAGTCAGGGGGCAGGCCAGGCCGCAGCCTGTGTACCAGACCAGCGGCTTGCTGGCGGCAAGCGTGATCGTGTCGTCTGGGCTGCCGCCGCTGTTGGTCTGGATGGTCAGCGCACCGTCCGCCAGCAGGAAGATGTGGGTGAGTTGGCTCACGTCAATCGCAAGGTTGACCTGAAGGTCCGTGGTCGAGCCTGGGACTGACACATCGACGACCTGGCCGGCCTCGGCGGTGAGCGTCACGTTCTGCGTGACGGTGGCTCCGCCTCGCGTCCAGGCGAACGTCAGCACGTCGCTGGTGGCCGAGAGGACGGCGACGGCCGCCAGGAGCGCGGTCGCCAGGAGCAAGAGGACCATGAGCATGGGACCGGACTCCGGTGGGACACAAGTAAGGGAGCCGGTGGGGGCGCCTGGGACACAAGTCGCCCCCACCGGAGAAGGGTGGCTGTTACTGCTGAGCGATCCGGAGACCCGCGAAGTCCACGTACACCGGGCCGGCCGTGGCTGTGCTGCTGGTCTTCTCCAGGTGGACCAGGAGGCCGATGGGTCCGGTCCCGGCACCCAGCGCGAAGACCGTCGAGCCCAGGACCAGGACGCCGTTGATGTAACACTGGATGTCGGCGGGGTCCCTGCAGTCGATCCAGAACTCGAAGCGGTTGGCCACCGCACTGCCGGCAGTCGCGTCGATGGTCGTGTCCGTGGCGGTGACCGTCGTTGTGCCGTCCTTGGACTGCGCGAAGATGTCCAAGGCCCCGCCGTCAACGTGGAAAAGGACGTGCTCGGTGATCGCGTCCGCGTCCGTCGTGCTGGTGCCGTTGGCCACACCGACGCTCAGGTCCACGGCGCTGGTTGAGCCGTTCGCCCCGATCCGGATGATGAACTCCGCGATGGGGTTGGCGGCGATCGCCACCCGGTCCACCGACAGCATGTCGATGCACTGGGCTTCGTTGGTCGCCGTGAGCGACAGCCCCGACGCACCGCCGTACTTCTTCGGCAGGTCGAACCCACCGGCGGCCACCGTCCCCGTGGCGACGGAGAGGGCGCCGTCCCGGAGGAGGTCGATGTCGTAGGGCGGGTTGACGTTGATGTTGACCACGCAGGTCGTGTCAGCGCTGGCCGCGTCCCCGACGATCCGGCCGAGGTAGAAGTCCCGGTCGTTCACCTTGCGGAACGTGACCGCGTTCGCCGAGTGGTCCCAGTAGGCCCGGCCGCCGTCCAGCAGGACGACGGAGGCGGTCTTGGTGAAGGTGAACTGGCCGGTGGTCACGAAGTTCGTGCGGTCGCCGGATGCGGCGGCGTTCAGGCCGCTGTAGACGGCAGCCCGGCCGTCTGCCAGCTGCCAGCACTCACCCGAGGCGACGGCGGCGGCGGCGGTCACTCGGACATCGTCTCGACTGCGAACGTACGATGCGTCAGCCATTGCAGAGTCTCCAGGTCAGGTTCCCACGCCGGTTGCCCGGATCGGGTCCGGTGTGTCAGTGATCCACTTTTTCGCGGGTTGCGTCGGGGTCGGCCTCGGGCTCCGTGAGGGGCTCCAGGTCGAGGTCGGGAACAGGGGCCGGCTCCGAGGCCAGGACCTCCACAGGGGCCGGCTTCTTCACGGACGTTTTCCTGGCCGGCTTCTTCACCGGGGCCGGCGCCGGCTCGGGTGCGGGCTGGACGTGTTCAGGGCTGGCCGGTGGCTCCTCCCCGATGGCAGCGATCTGGCCGCACCGGAGGAGGCTCCGGAGGGAGCCAGCGGGGATGCAGGTGTCGTACACCACGTCGCCGGCGGCGAACCGGGTGCCGTCCACCACGACTGTCTTGAGGAACTGGTAACGCACCTGCAGTCTCCGTTATGCCATTGAAAACCGGCCGGGCAAGGCCGCCGCCCACACCCCGAGGCTTGCGACCCGCCCGGCCAGATTGGTCAGGCAGTGGCCTTGTACAGGCCACGCCAGTCCATCGCCTTGGCCCCGATGTCGAACGACACGTCCCAGCCGATCCCCCACTTCCCGCGGTCGAGCGTGAAGGGTCGGACGCGAGGAGCACGGCCCGTGCCGCGCAGGTAGCCGACCTCGATCGTGTGGGCCAGGGCGGACGCCAGGAACCAGGTGGTGGCCGACCCGCCGTAGGTCGTGTCGCTGCTCGGGTCGATGACGCCGTTCTCGAGCCGGGCGTCGGCCACGGGGATGAGCCCGTCCGCGAGGAGTGCGTTGTTGCTGCCCCGCTCCGTCACGCTGCCAGCCGTCCCCGCGATCAGGATCTGGCTGGAGTTGGTGAGTTCGAAGGACAGGTGCCGCAGCGACGGAGGCACGATCAGGTGCGTCGGGCGGACGTTCAGGTTGACCCCGTTCTCCTGGAACAGCATCATCCCGCTCACCGCTGCACGGAGGGTGGCAGCCGCCAGGGCCGAGGACGTGTCCAGGTTGTTGTCCGTGCTGTTGAACAGGCTTCGCGCCGTGGCCGTCAGCGTCGGGTTCGCCAGCAGGATGGCGTACACCAGGTCGGGACGGAGTCGCGCGGCAGCCATGCCCATCTCGACCGGGGTGTCGCCGAGGGCGCCCAGGCTGTCGTCAATCACGTCCTGTTCGTCCACCTGGAACTGCTTGGCGTAGCGGGCGATCCTGTAAGACTCGCCCACGTCCGCCCGACTCATGTGGTCAGCCGAGCCCCCGCGCGGGAGCTTCTGCAGCCCGGCGGACTTGGCCAGTCGCGGACGTTCCTGAGTCTTGAAGTCGGCGACGTCCTGCTCGCGGACCCAGCCGATCGTGGTGTCGGGGGCCTCGAGGTAGGTACTCAGCAGGATCGCGTTGACGTTCGTGGTGAAGACGTTCGTCAGGGCGCTGCTGCTGAACGCCGCGCGGATCATGTCCTGCCGACCGTGCGGGGCGTCCCGACCCTCGATCCGCAGAGCCTCGCGGCACAGGTCCACCGCACTCATGTCGGAGTACCGGTGCGAGGCCTCCATGATCCGGTTGCGAGCCGCGTCATTGATGGGCGCCCTCAGCCAGCCGGGGATGCCGGCCTGGATCGCTCGAGGCGACTGGTAGGCCGGGTGGTCGAGCCGGCCGCCAGCTCGCAGGACCATCGCCCCCTCGAGGGCCTGCATGGTACAGTCGCGGTCGTGACTGCGGACGTGAACGGCCGGGCCCTGGGGCCGGCTCGCCCGGAGAAACTCCAGCTCGGCGCGCTCCGGGCTCCAGCCCTCGGCGATCGCGTGAGCCTGCAGGTTGACCCGCCGCGTCCCCACGGAGACCTGCAGGTCAGGGCTGGACGCACACACCCGGCGGACGCCGGCGATGCGGGCGTCCTCGGCGGCGATCTGCCGGCGGTACTCGACGGCCGGGTTCACGCCAGCGGCCTGCACGGCTGGCCGGCGAGCTGCCGCGTTGGTCGGCGGTGCTGGCGGTGGCTCGGTGGGGGCTGGCTCGTCCGCTGCGTTGGTCGGAGGGACAGGCTCAGTCGGCTCGGCCGGCTCGTCATCCGTGGCCTGGGACTCGTTGTACATCCGCTGGAGGTTGGCCAGCTGGATCTCGGTCAGGCCAGACTGTGCCTCGGTGTCGAACCCGAGGGAGACCAGCCACTCTTCAAAGGTCATAGCGGACCCTCTGATTCGCCGGGCCAGGACTGCCGAGGTTCGGCGGTCGGCACCCAGCACCGTGAAGGACAGTTCCCGCAGCACGACGCCACGGGCAACAAGGATCGGGCCGGGGTACTCCCGACCGTTGACGTTGGCGACCTGGCCGGCCTCGACGCGCTCCAGCCTTGCGGGATCTCCACCCACGGAGACTTGCCAGATGAACCCAGCGTCGGCCTTCGCCAGGACGAACGCGGCGGCGTCTCGCTCCTGGGCGGTTGGCGTGAAGTAACCCTCGGCCACCAGGGGAGGGGTGAGGTTGTTCCCCTCGATCCGGACCGCGTCGATCTGGCCGACAATGCAGTCGGCGTACGCCATGTGATCCAGGACAGCCGGCAGGCTCTGGGCTGTCAGGTCGAGCGAGGCGCAGTCGATCACGACCGGGAGGTCGAAGTTCCAGAGCTTGAGGACCTCCCCGGTGTAAGCGGTCAGGCGGAACCGGCGGCGCTCTCCCTCGCCACCGGTCGCCGCCGTGACCTGCACCGGTGCGCGAAGGCCGAGGCTGGGGGCCTGCTGTGCGGCACGGACTGGTTTACGCCTGGGCATCAGTCACCCCCTGGGCCTCTTCGGGTGCGGGTACAGGAGTCGCAGGCACAGGCCCGCCCGGCGAAGTCGCAGTCCCCAGCCCCAGCTCGGCCGCGAGTGCCACCTCGCGAGCCCTCTGGCGTAGGGCCTCTTCCCAGTCCTGGCCCTTCCTGGCCCAGATCTCGGCCAGGGTGGTCGTGTTCGAGGTGAGTTCGAGCGCATCGGTCTGAGCGTCCTTCTGGGGATCGATCGAGTCGAAGCCATCCCAGTGCCACTCCCAGGACCAGGTCGAGACGGGTGGCAGGGCCGGGGGGATCGCCCCCGCGAGGGCCGCTTCCTGAACCCAGGCCAGGTACACCCGATCAACCACCCGGTTGCGGATCCGGTCCCGCTCGACCCGGACCACCCTCTGGTAGGGCAGCAGGTCGAGGCGGCCGGACGAGTAGTTGTAGGCTGAGGAGTCGCCGGACGAGAGGTTGCGCGGGACGAGCGCCGCGCGGCTCGCCTCGGAGATCAGTTCGCTCTTGAACTCCCGGTAACCGCTGACCGGCTGCTCGGGTTTGAACTGGTTGGCCTTCCAGCCTGCGGGGAGGGTGAGCAGTGCTCCCCGGATCAACTCGATCTCGTCCATCGACTCGACGGACACCGGTCCGGACTGGTCCGGCGGAAGGTCCGACTCCAGGACGCCAGCCAGCATCGCAGCCAGTTCGGCCGCCGACAGCGTGGCGAGGGTGTAACGACGCAACTGGCTGAACAGCGGCAGGGCCTTGGCGAGGACAGGCACGCCCCGGGTCTGCCCTGGACGCAGCGGCTTCCACCAGTGCAGGACGGAGGAGGCAGGGACCTTCCGGGTCTGCCAGCTCCGGAACGCAGCCACCCCGCCGGGGTGATGCTCCAGGAAGGTGTACTCGGTCGGGTTGCCGTAGTCGTCCACCCTGACCCCGTCCGTGTACTTCGGGTCGAGCCCGAAGTCCCAGGGGTCGCTGATCTGCTCGGCCTCATACAGCGCGATGTCGAGGGTGACCGGGGTCATCCCGCCGAGAGCGAGGGCGGGGTTCGACACCAGCAGGCCGAATCCCTCACCGTCGTTGATCCGTGCCATCGACAGGAGTCTGAGGTCCTCGGCGAAGTCGGCAGCGCGAGCCCACACCGCGAACGCGACCTCGACCGCCCGGCTGACCTCGCGGGGCTGGCCCGGGATCGACAGCCGCAGACGGGGGCCGGTGCCGACCAGGTCCACAGCGATCTGCTCGGGAAGGCCGCCGGCGTAGCAGTTGTTCGCCGTCTCGTAGCGGGACCGATCCCGCATCGTCTGGCGGGTCGAGGCGTCGAGGCTGGCGTTGGCCGAGTAGCTGTCGGCGTTCTGCCAGTGCTTCGAGTTCTGCGCATCCGTCTGGGCGGCATCGTACCCGGCCCGGATCCGGCCACGTCGTCGCGAGTGCGTCACGCCAAGGAGGGAGTCGAGGGACACTCACGCACCCCCCGGCGGAATCGCCTTCGCAGCCCGGAGGGCGCCCCAGCCAGAGCGGGGCCCGCCGTTGGCGTTGGCCCCCTCGGTGGCCTGCTGCCCCTTGAGGTAGCGATCGGCGGCGATGAGGTCCGCGATCGGCCGCGCGGTGGCGGACTGCCCGTCGCTGGCCGCCGCTGCCGGGTCCTGCGCTGCCTGCTCAATGGTGTCTGTGAGGTCGGCCATGTGTCCTCCTGTACATGACTATACAGGCGGACACAGCAGGAGGAACGGCGGAACTCCTCAATTCTCGGGGCCTATCCTACCGGTTGCACTGTTTTTTCCCCGGCCACCCGCAAGGCGCTCCTCTGTGACCACCCGGGCTCCGCACTCCTCGCACCGCCGGTAGCGGACCACCAGCCCACGCTGGGGCTTCCTGATCGAGGTCACCCGGTAGGCCCCACCGCAGGGGCACCTGATCCCCCTGTCGGCGGTCACCCCCTCCCCCCTCTCCTCTTGGCCCGCTGCAGGTCGGACAGCTTCGTCGGCCTGGCCGAGGTCGTGGCCTCCACCACCAGGCCAGCGTCGGCCGCTGGCGACCAGGCCAGACCCTGGACGGAGGCCGCGACCGCAGAGAGGACCAGGCAGTCGAGCCAGTGGTTCTCCCGGCGGTCCGGACGCAGTCGCCACTCATGGACGGTCCGGCCCCTGCCGGTGGTCAGGATCGGGGCCTCGGCTGAGAGGTGGTCGGCCAGGAGCTGGTGATCGTAGGGCCGGGTGCCGGGCAGCCACAGAGCGGCGGGGCTCCCCTCCGGGGCGAGCAGGCGACCGGCCACGAAGGACTTCCAGGAGTTGGCATCGAACACGACGTGCCGGCCCCGGCCCGACGAGGCAGGCGGGATCACCCAATCGCGGCCTCGTCGCTCGCCAGGTCGTCGGGCCCAGTCCCTCATGGGATTCGTGGCTGCGCCGAACCCCTTCCCGTGGGAAGGCAGGAGGACGGCGGCCCGGGGGGATTGTCGGCAGAACTGGTAGACGGTGTCCGTGTGTTCGCCCCAGTTCGCATCAACCAGGCACCGCTCGATCGTGGCCGGCGATCCACCCTCCAGCCGAGGCCAGGACTGGCCGAGTAGCTCCTCGGTCAGGGCGCCGAGGGCGGCGAAGATCCGGCCGGCGTCTGGCAGACCGGGGAGTGCGTCGGCGATCGTGGGGGCTGCGTCAGCCGCCGAGAAGTAGGCCCGCGACTGTCGGGGCCAGGCACCGTAGTCCACGATGCGGCCCCCAAACCCCTCAGTCCAGGCAGCCACCAACCAGAACAGGACCCGGCCCTGAACGTCGACCCCGCACGTCAGCCTGGTCGAGTCCCTGCCCACCAGCCCACGGGGCAGGCGGTCGAGCCGGGCAGCCACGTCGTCGGCGTCGAGCTGGGGGAGGTCGCCGACTGCAGGGCCTTCGGACTGTGGGTCGTTCTGGTACTCGGCCATAAATCCGGCCGGGTCGGACAACTTCAGGTTCATCGCGTGCTGGATGGCGGACACTTCGCCAGGGTACTTTCGAGCTGGCCACGCGGCCTCGGCTCCGTCGTCCATCTCGGCCTGGCGACTCCGGTAGAACGCAGTCGCCGAGGCCAGCTGCTTGTCTCCGTTCCTGAGGTCCTCGACGCGCAAGCGGGCGTACTCCTCCCAGAGGTCCTCTCGCCTGGGCATGGAGTTGAGCATCCGCATCCGCTCTCCCTGCCAGACTGGGTGCCGGTCGCGGTCGAGCAGGCGGTCGGCCAGGTCTCCGGGAGCAACAACCGTGCAGGGACAGATGGCGGCGATCTGCTGGCCTGGACCAGCCAGTCCGAGCACGGCCTGGCTGATCAGCCGCTCTCGCGTGGTGTTCTGCGTCGGCGACCTCGCGCTCTCGTCTGTTTGCGGATCGTCGATCACCACCAGGTCGGGACGGAGCACGCCGCCATCCGGCCCGGTCGCCCTGAGTCCGCGAACCCGCCCGGTCAGGCCGGCCACCTGCACCCGAGCCCCGGACGCCTTCGAGCCCTTGATCGTCGGCAGGACCAGCTCGTTCTTCTCCCAACCGATCCGGGTTCGCTCGCCACCAGACGTCTGGCCTGCGCAGCGGTTCGCAATCCCTTCGAGGGATTGCACCGGAAAGCACACCTCAGGGAAGTCCTCGTTCAGGAGATCGTTCGATTCAAGCTCGACCCGCACCCCCTCGAGCAACTCCTCGGCTGCCTCCTTGGTTGAGCCCACCATGACAACGAACCGCCGATGGGCGTAGACGATCGCCCAGATCGCGGCGGCCTCACAGAGGCTCGTCTTGCCTGACCCGCGAGGCATGGCCAAGGCGTACTGGCCTCCAGCCAGCACGCAAGACTCCAGTCTTGACAGGACCTTCAGGTGGTCGCCCGACCACGCCAGCGGGAACCGAGCGGCAAGGTAGACCTCGCAAAACTTCCGGAGCGAGGTCCGGCATCTGGACCGCCGGCGAGCGTTGGCCACCTTTGGGATCG